GATCCTTGGGAATACGCTTTTCGAGCGCAGCCTCGATCAGATCGAGCATTCGCTCGGCATGACTGCGACCGTCCACAAATCCAGCGCTCTGCAGATCCGCAAGGACCTTTACAAAGCCCTTGGCCACAGTCGCCCGCTCTTGGCCGCGCAACGCAAGACAGGCCCACTGATAGGTCCCGGCCGTAAGCTGGGCCGTATCCGTGGCCGACACCGCGAACCGATAAGGCTCGCCGCCCTCGGCCACCACATCCAGACCGACAGGACCGCGCAGTACGTATGTCAGCGACCAACCGGCCGCAGACGGAAAAGCGCGCGCGTCCCGCTCCCAGGCCGCCGAGTCACCGGCGTGCAGCTCTGTAGGTTCCATAATTACCGTTTCCGATTGACCTTGTAGCGACCCGCTCGAGGCGGTGCTGCAGGAGGTTGAGAGAGCACCGGCGCAGGCTCAGGCACGGCGGCGACCTCGTCTGAGATGGCTTCCTCGGCCTCGAGCGCGGTCGGTTCGGCGCGCTTGATCTTGAGCGCGTCTTTCAATTGCGCCCGGTTCAATACGCCCGCTTTTCGGCGGTGCAGCTTCTCGCGCAGGGCGAGGATGTATTGCATTGCTTCGCAGTCGAGGTAGTGGTTTTCACCCACCTGCACGAACTCACCTTGAGCCTCGCGCCATTCCTCGCCAACGATCTGCTTGCAGTAATCCTCGGTAACCTGCTGATGCAGCAGCCACCAACCGGGCCGGTTGTCAGGCACGTTCATGCGGCTCTGAACCCAGCGCTTAGCTAACGGGGAATCGAACGCCCAGCGCGAATCGCCTCGCTTGCGCACCTTGCCGAGTTTGTTTACCTCTACCGATTCCTTGCGGTACGGCATCGGCAGCACATTACGGCCGCGCATGGCGATGACCCGGCCGGGGTTTTCGTGAATGAAGTTGTAAACGGCGTCGTCTCGATAGCCGACGTCTACGCCCATCACCGTTATCGGATGGCCGTGAAAGTCACGGTTCAGAAGGTCGCCGAGCTCGTCCCATACGGCGACCTGCTCGGTGTCACCCCACAATTCGCCGTGCTCGAGCAGCGCCGAGCCCATCGCCGGATACCAGGCGCGCGTGACGTACACCAGGCGGTTTTTCTGGACGTCGACCGTCGTGAAGATCCGCGACGGCGGCATGAGAATATGCCCCTCGGGATACCCGAATCGCTGCTCTTTTACCGCCTGCCACGTTGGCGAGTCGCCCGATTCTGAATAGCACTCGCCGAACCCGGTGTTGTAAACACCCTGCAGCGTGGCCGTGTCGCCGCTTCGCATAGCGCCCAACAGCTTTTTGGCCAGGAAACCATAGGATTTTTTGGCCGCAAAACTGCACAGGCCTGAGATCCAGATCGAGTAATGCGTGAAACCCTCGGTGTCTGCCGTGCCGGTCAGCAACGGCTTCCCGTCTTCACCCATCGAAACCTTTTCGCCTGGCGCGATGGCCACGCCCCGGCGATTCATCCACGGCCGCCACCGATCCTCGATCATGCAACCGTGCGCAGGACATACCAGGCGCGCGCTTTGCTCTGCCTCATCCGGGGAACATTCCTCAGGCGTGCCCTTGCCTGGCCACCACAGAAGCTCGCTCCACGGAATAAAGTAGTGCTTGCAATGCGGGCACGGGATAGCCCACTCACGCCGCGTACCCGACTGCCATAAACGCCAGATTTTCGAGCTCACGGCCTCAGGCTTGGCGATACTCCAATGCCAGAAACCGGTTCGTTCATCCTTGCCTTTTGTGATCTTTCCGCGCAGCGGCGTAGCCGTGTAACCGATTTTTGAATCGACGTAGGCATCGCCTCGAGCTTCGATGATTTCGAGCGTGTCGCCCTCTTTCGTGTTGACGATCCGGTCAACCTCATCGACCAGCACCAGACCAGCAGAGTCAGCAGCCAGCTCAGTCGGCGAACCCGCCCAGGCAAAGCGCAGCTTTGTGGCGCCGATCCATTTAACGAACGTTGTCGACGTCGAAACGCTGTACTTGGACAGCAGCGACTTGCACCCGAGAATCATGTCCATGAACTTGGGGACCACCGTGCTTTTCAGCAGCGGCGCGGTCGGTGCAACGTACATGATTGGCGTCGGGTCTTCATCGAGCCGGTGGCCACAGACGTTTTCCATCGTGACCGACTTGCCCATCTGTGTTCCCATCACGAACGTGACGCGGGAAAAACAGGGCTGCGCAAACGCCCAGGCGACCGGCTTCATGTACGGATTTGCGTCGGGATTGAACGGGCCTGGAATTGGCGCAGCGGGCGGCATGATCCGATTTTCTCGAGCCCACTCGTCAGCCGTTCGCCTCGGCGGCGCCTTCACCATCGTCGACAGCGTCGAGATTGAGACTGCCAACCTGCGCAGCGAGCTCTTGTGAGCGAAGTTCGAGACGGTCGGCAGTAGCTGCTCGGATACGCCGCATCTCGTCAAATATTCGAGCTCTGATTTCAGCAGGGTCATCGATCACGGCCAGGTCACTCGCCAGACGACTCGCCACAGCATCGAGCTGCGTCGCGTACACCGCAGCGATGGTAGTAAGGAAGAAGATCACCCCCTCTACCGGCACCAAGCGGGCTCGAGCAGAGTCGATTTCGATCTGTAGCTTTTCGCGGCGGGCTCGCTTGAGTAGGCGATCTTCTGTCGATGCCGAGCTCAGCCCGTCCTCGTCTTCGCCTTCGTCGCCCATTTCACGGCGTACTTCTTGAAGAATCAGCCACTCAATCGCGGCCTGGCTGTCGATCTGTACGGCGACACCACGGCCACCGCCACCAGCAACCGGCAGCCCCTGCTCTATCAATTTGGTGATCCAGCGCTCTGACTTCCCGATCAGATCGGCAAGGTCTTTTTTGCTAATCATCTTGCCCATAGGGAGAAAGGACCAATTGGCATAAGGTGAAAATGCCCAAAGGTACAAAGGTCCTTTTTGACCTTTGTCCTTTTGGCACTCGTAAATTAGGTCGAGGCCCCGTCACACCTGGCCGAGCGGTCAGGCTGGCGATACAGGGCGGGGGGCCTCAAGTTCGGAAGTAAGGACTCGATTTACGAAGCCAGGCACGCGCGAAGGCCGCGACGTTCCCGCCCGTGAAGGGTAGGGGGCCGGGGGAGGACCCAAAATGGTGCGGGGGTGCCCACGGGGGTCAGCGCGCACCCCGGACTGGCTGTGCGGCAGAGGCCTGGACTAGGCAGTGACCGAGGGCCACGTCTGCCGACAGGCACAGGTCAGCCGACAAGCTCGGGTCATCCGACACAAGCACGCTCAGCTCGGAGATCAAGCCGACCTTGGCCGCTTCATGCAGGTTGCGCTTGAGTCGATATCCCTCAAGCTTCCAGAACTCTTCGCGAGCCGCTGCCTTCGCCTTGCTCGTCGCATGGTTGCGCCCGATAGCCTCATTGAAGTTCGCAGCGCTTACCGCCGAAGCTTGCCCAAGAGCAACGACAAACCCTAAAGAGTCGATAGCAGCCGCTACAGTGGTCGTCGTGCCAGGTATCACATACGTGTGAATGCTCAGCGAGTCGACCAGTGCATCGATCTGCTCAGGCAAGATGCGCGGCGCTGTCAGGCCAAGGCCTACAATCTGCGCCTCAAGTGTTGACGAGTTGTTCATTGGACCATTCCAAGAAAGTTAGAGGGCTTACCCTCACTGTTATAACGACCGCGCTCGCTTTATCCACTCGGCCTAATGTGGCGCCTGCTTACCCATGAGCGCCTTGTATTTGCCAAGCAGATCCTGCAATTGCCTCAACTGCTCGGCGTTGGCATGACAGGCGGTGTAGTTGCTGGCAGTGGTTGCGGCGACGGTAGAGAGCGCAACTCCCGAGGGGCCTTCAAAAGCAGTTCCGGCACTTCCAGAGGCAGGCAGATCGGCGCCACTGGCGGCTGCGTCGTGCAGCCGGACAAAGCCAGAAGGAACAACACAGGCAGCATCAGACTTTGCCGAGACATAAACCGGAACCTCTTTAATGAGCGTGGCGCCGCGCTTTTCGATGTACTCGACGCGATCCACATATTGAGTAACTACACGATCACGCACCGTGCCCAGCGCCTGGCCCTGCTCGAACGCAGCAGCCAAACGATCGTTATCGGCCTTCACGGCAGCCGCCTCGACGCTCTGCATGCCGTTCACGTAGCCATGCCAGTACGTGAAGGCGCCACAGATAAGAAGCGCGACCCACAACAGAACAGCCTTTTTCATTTCAAGGCCTCCAGGCATAAATCTCGCTGCAGCTCGCGCCGGGTGATGATGCCGGCGCAGTTGCTGCCCTTGAGTCGGCAGTCTTTGCCGGCGACGTACACCCAGCGCATAAAGGCGTGCGACGAAGCTGCGTAATCGCCTGCAGCCGCAAAGGAGATCATCGACGACTTCCCAAGCGCGCTGCGTCCAGCGTTGAACGCCATATCCGCATAAGAAACCTTGCAGAGCAGTGGCGCGCTGGGCACCTTGGCCATGACGTAATCGACAGAGCCGACCAGGTCATCACGCAGATAGGCCGCGCACTCGGGGTGCGTCGCCTGATCGCCCTGTTTCACGCCGCCTGTATGGCCGGTGCAGATCGTCCAGACGCCGCCAGTGTCGGGATAAGCCTTTAGGCGCGTGCCCTCGAGCTCTGGCGTCATAACCATCAGCGAGCCGATGATTGCCGCACGCTCAACCGCAGGCGGCAGGCCCGACTGACCCAGCGTGAAGCCGGCAGCAGCCAACACCACGGCAGCCCCTGCGATCGTTCTTTTAAGTAGGTTCATTGCCGTTTGCCTTCACTTCGCGGCGGCGCTCGCCGAGGAACTTCCACAGCGGATAGAGCCAGCGACGCACGACCAGATCGCCGAGCATGCCCGCTGCGTAAAGGCAGCCAAACAGCAACGTCCACTCTTGAAGGGTCAGGCCGTAGAACGACAGGAAGCCCAACACGGGCGCGATTTTCATCGCCTCGACCTTTGCAATCTCGGTCAGAGGCAGGAGTTTGTCGGCGTCCATTGAATGGGCTCCAGATACGAAAAAGCCCGCTCAATGGCGGGCCGGAGAATGAGAGCCGCCAACGTGGGCGGCTAAAGGACTTATGAACATGCCTTCGTTTTTGCGAGCACAGAAACGCAAAAAGCCCGCTTTGAGGGCGGGCTTTTTCGTATGTATCGCAGAGTGGTAAAGGTAACCTTTATCGCGTTACTTTTGCAAGGTACTTTTTCACTTTGTCACTTTTATTCAATTGTACAAATGTACTTTTGCCCTTTAAGCGATGCCGACGCTAAAGCGGCCGAACTTGACAGACAGCGCCTCCTGAGCAAGACGCCGAACGCTTTCTTTAACCGTTCCGACATCGACACCGGGCTGCAGGACAAGAAAAACATCGAGCGCTACCTTGTACGTGTCTTCACTGCAGGCCACGGGAGAAATAGGCTGCGTGGGCGCAACGTCGACGAGCTCCGCATCCGCACACTTGATGATATTCACAAACCCTGCAGGCTCACGCGTGATGTACTCGCCGGAGTCTTTACCCAATAGCGGAAACACTGAGCCTACTAGGCCTGCGTACCAGTACGAGCTATTACCGCAGCCCGTGATGCGTAGCATTGTCGTCTTCAAAGACTTACCTCGTCATTCGAGCCCAGGCGGCTCGAGCACCCTCAATCGTGGCTATTCCAGTGATAACCAGGTCGCAGCACCCACAGCGCGCTCCCCACTTACCACCCCTGATAAAAAACCGCGCAACACCCTCGCCCTTGCACGCATGAACCGGCAAATCAGCGTCGTTCACCAGTTGCCAGGTTGCCAGCGCTCGAGCCTCTGACGGGCTCGCATCGCCACGGTTGTTACATGCCGGGCAAATCCACATGTACAGACCCGTTTCGGACTGGTGGCGACGCACAGGGTCAGCAGAGCAATGCAGGCAGGCGAAGGCTGTCATGCTTACCAGTCCGACGAACTGGAGCTGCTGGAACTGCTGGAGTCACTCGAACTACTCGAGCCGTAGTCGCTTGAGCTGCTCGACTCATAACTTGAACCGGGACAACTGCTCGAGCGGGGCGACGAGTAGTCATGGCCAGAGCTCACAACTGAGGGCGCGCAGTCGACACGGGCCGACGTGAGAGACTCAACCTGCAGCGCTTGATTGAACGGCGACAACGGGTTGAGCGGTGACAATGCGTCGGCATTGGCCAGGTGCGACGACCGGCTCGAGCTCGCAATGCGCGCGCCACCTCGTTGCGCTGCAGCAGCATCCCGCAGGCGCTGGCGTTGATCCTCGAGCTCTTTTTCCCGAGCAAGCCTGGCCGCACGACGCTTTAACAATCCGAACATGTCTATCCCCTGAATTGATGTAGTTACAGCTTGAGCCAGAGCGCCTCGAGCGCACCGACGTCGAGTTTGTCGAGCTCGGACTGCATGACAGCCCAGCGCGGCGCCCAATGCTGGCGGTAGTTGACGTCAGTCACTCCCAGCAGGCGGGCGAGATCCGGGCCGGTGTGCAGGCATGTGCCGGCGTTTTTAAAACGCTTGTGGTGCTGTACGGCCAAGTGCGCCAGACCCTTTGCACGCTTCAAGGACTTACCCTGCATCTTGCCGAGCAGTGGCGCCGAGCGCTGCCACAGAGCGACCACGCAACCAGCCTCGTCGTCCCATACGAGCGAATCACCGTAGGCGTACCGAATCCACCGGGACTGCTCGGGCTCAAGCGTGGCGACAGTGCGAATCAAGCGTGCGTCTTCAAAGGCCGTAGGCCCGAGCGGGATAGCGCTTTTTTTCTTCTTGCGCGTCTCGCTGCAGCTCACTCGCGTGGTGTCCCTGGCCAGGCTGGCCACGTAATCGAACGGCAGCCGCTTTGCATCTTCGCAACCGTCGAGAGGGCACTCGCCCAGCTCATTTGCCCGGTAGCGAGGGAATGCGTCGCGCAGACGATCAGTCTCAACAACACCGACGCCGTCGGCCTCGGGCGGGCGATCTGTCTCGCGATAGTCCGTAGGCGCCAAGTAAGCGAACAGAAGCCAATCACGCAGCCAAACGAGGTCTTGAGCCATAGGCTTAGGAGCTGCTCGACTGCGACGCACCAAGGCGGCGCGAGGGGCTTCCGGGGCAGATTCTGCAACCAGCAAAACCCAGCTATCTACGGCCAGGGCTGGGTCGGGGCGGATCGTTACAGAACCGCCCAATGTTAGGGTTTCCATGCTTACTTACTCTTTGCCCAATACCGGAAGCTGCTACAGATTCCGCACACAGCGGTGCGGGGAAACATGCCGACGCGAGCAGCACTGATCGGCTGGCCACAGGTCACACAGACCCTGCCCAACACCCGACCTGCCTGCAGCAGCTCGTCGGCGAAAAACGCCTGACTGACCGCCTCGTCTTGCCTTAGCTCGAGGCCACCTACTACGTCACTGAGCACCGGCTACATCCTTTTGAGCGAGCAGGCCGGCAACCGCATAACTTGCATTGCGCTGACTGAATGACTTGACGAACCCCGCACACGCTTCGGAGTCGTTGAAATACTGGTGATGCACGCGGCTACGAACTGCGCTCTTTACAACGACGCAGGCCTCAGAAAGCCCCTTGCGTCGGGGCAGATCGAGTACAAGCACCGATTGACCACCCGCCACACGAAACAACCGAATAGCCCTCATACCGAAGCCTCGCTGCGTGACGGCGGAGTGATCAATTTCGCGAAAGCGTGACCGTCACGCTTGGCGAGGTCTGCACCCATGAGCGAAAGAGCGGCCAGCACCGGCGCGAACAAATTCGCGAATGCTGCAGGGTCTTTTTTCGCGAGGGAGGCCGAGCCGTGCGCCAGCAGCGTCATAGCCTCGGCCGCTTCCTCGAACCCGCCAGCCTTAACGACGTCGATCATCGCTTGAACGGTGCCGCCGTAGAACGTCATAGCCGGCATGTGATACGCCTCGGCCCGCACTTTTTCAGCGGCCTCTTTACGGCGCTGCTTTTGCTTACGCTCACGGGCCTGACGCTTGAGCTTTTCGGCTTTTGACTCTCCTACTGGCGCAGGCTTGAAATGATCCATCACTTCGGTCGTGTTTGAGCTGACCAGGCGAAGGGCTGTCACAGCGCCTCGCCTTTCATGTTGGCCAGGAGCATCAGAGGCAGAGGCCGGCCGGTGCCTGTAGAAAGGGCGACCAGCTCGTTAAACATCGCCGAAATAGCCTCTACACCTTCCATAAGCATGCGGTCGACGTCCTCTGGCTTGTCGCTCGCATCGTATTTCCCGTCATGCGCTGGCGCGCTGGCGGCGAGAAATTCACCGATGGTCTGCGTCAACTCGCCGAGATTGGCGCGTGCAGATGGCGCACCGACAAGGCCAACCATCGACGGGATACGAACGTCGAAACAGCCAGCCATTGCCAAGAGCTCAGTTCTTACGGCGCGCTGATAGTCATCAGGCAGGCAGGACACCCACGCCCATTTCCATTCCAGTGGGAAAGGCTGCGTTTCGTGAAATATTCGTGACACACGTTGCGCCCAGGATTTACGGGCACGCTGGTACGCGTCCACATCCTCTGGCGCTTCAGGCTCAGGAATCAGGCCTGCAGCAGTGAGCGCGAGCGCAAGACGTTCACTTGCAAAACGCTCGAGTGACCAGTCCGAATGGGCAAACCATCGGCTAGTTTGTTCGACAATAACGTCTCTTTCCGTCCGCGTAGGCATAGCACTTTTCCCTGAAAATGTGGTCGTATGTCGCCATGACTACATTCTCTATATATCGAGCGAATATGCAAGTAAATTCCTATATAACGAGTGGTGCCGCTGGGCATCTAGAAGGGACAATAATCGCGGGTATAGGAGATAGAGCCATGCAACGCGACTTCACAATCGGCACCGCCATACGGACTAGGCGGCAAGCTTTGAATTGGTCGCTCCAACGCCTGATCGATGCCTCGAATCTCGAGATGTCGACCGGGCATTTGGCGACACTGGAAACAAAAGACGTAGCGCCCAGCGTTTACGTAGCGGACGCACTGGCGAAAGGGTTAGGGACGACGGTCGATGTGCTGCTCAAAGAGGCAGCGGACCCGACAGGATTTTCCGCGCCCAGCGAGCATACGCAGCGTGTGCCGCTGATTCCTTGGAACCTGGCCGCCGACTGGGCTAAGAATCCAGACCCAAAGCGCCTACCTGCGGGCACGCCGTGGATAATGCCCACTGAGAGCCCACCGGGTAAGACGTTCGGAATGGTAGTGGCTGACGAGGGTATGCAGGCGCCCAACGGGATATCGTTTCCGAAGGGTTACACCATTCTCGTCGACCCTGGACGCAAGGCAGTGGCTAACGATTTTGTCGTTGGCCATCTTGGCGACCCGGCAGCACCAGTCTTTAAAAAGCTGTCCCTCGACGGGTCGGCGTACTACTTGCGCCCGCTGAATCCGCAGTTTCCCATGCAGCAAGTGGGTGATACATTCGAGGTGATCGGCGTCGTGGTTGGGTTGCGTGCGACGTTCGATAAAGGGGGAGTTCTATAAAAAGAGCGCGTCAGTCTTCTAAATATAGAGCGGACGACGTAAAGTAGCGGGGCTACCCGCTAACGAGCTATTTTTTTTCAAAGGCTGAAAAGGACAAAGGCCGGAGGGCTTTAGCAACCCCCCGACCTTCGCGATAGACGCACACCTGACGGTGTCTACAACTGAGCAATACACGTTATCTGTTTTAGCGGGCAGGTAACGAGTAAACATTGAACGTGGCGTTCAGTGCTCAGTTTAGGCCCGTGTTTCACAGCGTCAATCGTTTGGCCTTTTTCACCTTTGTACTTTTGGACAAAGGGACATAATGACAAACGTACCACGGGCCACCGGGCTTTCGGCCTTCTACGCGGATCGATTCAACTCAGATCCATACAACTTGATGCACGCTTTTGAGGCCGAAATTTCCTCAATAGCCGCTGACGCCTCGATCAATTGGTCGTCAGTCAGCGACGCCGTTCGCCTGAACGGTGATCGACTCAAGAAGTATTCAAAAACGAAAGTCGTCGCGCTTGACTCCCGTTATAACGGCAAAGTCATGGTATGGGGCGAGCTCAAGAAAACCCGGCCGAAAAAGGCCGAGCACGCGCCGATTGAATACCCGTACCTGACGTTTTCGAACAACCTCATGGAAGCTACAACATGGGATGGCTTCGAGGCGCTCTATACGCTTTGGAAACAAGAGCACGGCGTTAAGCCCAATGCTGCCGCCGAAAGCAAGCGCCTCGAGCAGCAGAAAGCGCGTCAAGCCGAGCGCGAAGCGCGGCGTGTGGCCGACGAGGAAGCCGAAAAGGTTCGCGCCCAACGCATCTATGCCGAGCGCATGGCGTATGAGCACACCTGGCTAACAGGCGAACGAAGCGAGTTCGAGTATGAAGGCACCCGCAAAGACGGCGGCGGCTCCTACATTGGCAAAGGCTTCATTGAGGCGATCGGCGACGAGGACGGTACAGCTCCTTATCTGGTCAAAAAGCAGATTTCAGACATCGCGTCACGCTTTAAAATGAAACGAATGCGTGACCGTCACGGTGTTTTCACTGCCGTTCCTTTGTTCGATATACACATGAATTTCCTTGGCCTGCAGCGCCTTTATGACGACAAAAAACTGCAGGGCACCGGCGTAAAAATGGACGGCGCGCATTGCATTTTCGGCGATATCGAGACGGCAAGCGTCCGTTACTCGGCCGAGGGTTTCGCCACCGGCGCGAGCATCTATCTGGCCGAGCTGGCCGCTGAAAATAACGTCGCTGTCGTGGTCGCATTCAACGTCGGCAACCTGGCTAAAGTTCTCCAGGCATATGCCAAAGCCTATCCGGCCTGGCGCTTTCACAACGCGGCAGACAATGACCAGTGGAAACCAATAGGTAACGCAGGCCTGCTCGCAGCCATCGATATTCACCGCGAACACGGGCACCCTGGCCATGCGCCGCAGTTCGAGCTCGACGAAGCCGAGGAAGCGAAGGCGCGGGAAACCGGCAAAGGCCCAACCGACTGGAACGACTTCCACGTCTTGTATGGCCTCAAGGCCACAGCCAAAGCCCTGCGCGCCCGCGCCAACATGATCAGATCCGAAAAGGACTGGTACTCCTACTGCCTGCAGCGTGTGTCGCTGAGCGGCAAATTTGCCGAGAAACCGGCGAAGGTCGCGATCAACGCAGGCATGAACCTCGTGCCGATCAAGTACAACACCGGGGAGGTTATTCGCCGGGTGCTTGAGCAACTACCCGCCAGCGCGCCGAATGAAATTCGCCCCAAGCTGGCCAGCTTTGCCGAGTGGATCGCACGCCAGAAACTCACACAAGCCCAGCAGCTACGCAGCTTCTCACCCGAGGCCCTGCAAAAATCTAACGTCCAGTACGTGAGCGTGCAAGCCACGCCGCACCCGGTACACGGCGGCCCGATGGTCCCTGCTCATTTGGCTGATCTGATAGGCAGCCTTGAGGGTGCGATCATTCTCCGCGCGCCGATGGGCTCAGGCAAAACCGAGACGGTTATCGCTCCAGTGCTCCAGGCTGCGACGAAGGGTGCTTACATCGCCCACCGTGTTTCCTTGATGGACGACGCCGCAACTCGTTTGAACCTGACACCGGACGGCTACCAGGCCGAGCACCAGGTCGACCACTACAAATGGGTTATGCAGTCGCATATGCCGTTCGTGTCGCACTTGGTCTGCTGCGTCAACAGCCTGACCGCTTCGAAATTTTACAACGCAGACGAACGCAGTTGGTTCACCACGCTTGAAACGCTCTGCATTGACGAGGCCACACAGGTACTCAGGCACACCACAACCGGCCCCGTTGACGGCCGCGTAAAGGTAATGGATTCGCTGATTGAAGCTGTTTCATCGGCAAAACGCGTTTTGCTTTGCGACGCCGACGCTAACGACACCGTGATCGAGTTTTGCGAAATGGCCAGACCTGGCCAGACCATAACCGTGATCGAGATCGTTGGGCAGAACAGCGCTATTCGCGTTGACCACGGCGACGACGAGGCGGTCTGGCAGTTGGCCGTCGACCAAATCTGCGCAGGCCGGCGCGTGCTGGTTGCCAATGACTCGGCAGAAAGCGCCAAGAAAATGGCTGCCCTGATCGAAGATAGGGCCAAAACCGGCGAAATTCCGGCGCCGCGCATGCTGGTTGTTCACTCAGAGGTGAAAGCAGATCCTGATGTAGAGGCGTTTTTGTCCAATCCAAAGGACGAGGCGCTCAAATATGACGTGCTGATCTACTCCCCAGCCATCAGCTCGGGCGTGTCGATGAACCTGCAGCACTTCGAATGTCACTTTGGCTTGTTCAGCGGTAACTCTGTCGGCCCTTCTGACGCTCTGCAGATGCTGCGCCGCGACCGTACCGCGCGCCACTACATCGTAGGCATCGGCCATTCGTCGGCCCAGCGCGAGACAAACCCGGACGTCATGTATCGCGGCATGTTGGTCGCCGAGGATCTGGTCTGTCAGATCGATAACATGCCCGACGAGTACCGGATCACCCGCAAGAAAACGGCTTTCGACAAGATGTTTCTGTCGACCGTGGCCTGCGAGAACAAGGCCCGGAACAACTTCGCCAACAACCTGCTTTTGATGCTCGCGGCGGAGGGCTACCACGTTCAACCGCTCGACCTTAAAGGCGCAGAGGACGAGCTCGCCGACCAGTCCCGCGCCAACCGCAAGTTCGCCGGGGAACTGGTGTTCTCCAAGCGTATGGACCTTATCGACAGCGTCTCTACGCCCACTGAGGACGAATTTTTAAGGCTCAACCGTATGGAGCTGCGCAGCGAATCAGAAAGCGCGCAGGTCGATCGCTTCCACATTGAAAACCAACTGTGCGTTGACGATATCGGCCCCGACGACGTTTCGTTTTACGACAATCGCGGTATCGCAAAAGTCGTGGCGCTCGAGCTGCTGCAGTCGACTGATCACCAGGCAAAAGCATACGACCTCGCCCAGCGAAAGGCGCGGGTAGTCCTGACACAGCACCGTTTTAAGAGCTCGGCGCGAGAGTTTCTGGTCAAGATTTTTGAGATCCTGACCATCGATCGCAAAAGCGGCACCGGCCAGTTCACAAGTACGCAGTGCCGCGCGGTGCTCGATCTGGTGAAGACCGATCAGAACACCCTTGACCTGTACAACACCCTCAAGCTGGGTCGCTACGTGCCCACCTTGGCGTCGAAAGTCTGCGCCACGACGTTGGTGAAATCGATATTCGATCGCCTCGGGCTCTCGCTCCTAAAGCGCAAGTCCAACGGAAACAACCTTTTCGCTGTCAACCCTGATGCGTGGTCGTTCGTTATGGGCTACGTAGAGCGTCGCCAGGCGAAAAACGTCCACTCCCTGACCACTCATGACCATGAATCGAGCCACACGCCCCTACTGGCCCCTGAGACGCCAGAGGAAGCAGCCCCTATCGGCGTTCTCGAGCGCTACAGGGACACTTTGCAGTGTGAGGGTGTAAGTACAGATTTAAAGTATCCCTTGAACGTTGCTGAGAAACTTTTCGCTGTTGCTTCTGCTTGCGAGCTCCCCCTCGGCACTCCGCTTGCAAGGCTGATAGGGGCGCTGAGCCCGGACGTCGGATTTAGGTTCGCAGAGCCAGGCGTCGACATGGGGTCTGTCAAATGGACACTTGGCTACGCCGCTAAACTACTCCGGCCATAACCGATGTATACTGTACAATAGCTGTACAGATAAACAGTGATGGCAATTTAACATGAGGGGAGGGATACACCTTGCAGCGACTGGACAAAATGGATAGAGCCTCGGCCAAGCTTAGCCGCGCAAAATCGGCGTTAAGCCTGGCCACCAAGGCCGGAATGGAAGCAACTCGGGGGGAGTTGCTCGATATGATCGCTGCAGCAATGGACTGCATCGACGAGGCAGAGTCAGTGCTGCAGGAGGATGAACCGCAAAGACAGGTGCCTCAGCAAACACAACGGGGGCACCTGGCCCCCGTTGCGTCATGCCTTGAGCTTGTACCGAATCAATGTCGCGTGTTGTCGCTTCCCATTGCCACAAGCGCGTCATAAGCACTTTCTTTGCTGTCGCCCTCACCTCTGGCCACCTCAACGCCGTTCACTTTGGCGACCGCCGTCCAGCGGCCGCCCGCTTCATGTACAGAGATTCGCGGCTTAGCCTTGGCCACCTCGGCCGGCACAACCGGTGCGATCGCTCGAGCTGGGCGGTTTGGAGTTGCAAGCGCCTCGCCTGCTATCTGCAAATATTCTTTGATCACGGGGCGGTAACTGCCGACATTGGTAGCGATCGCTTTTTGTGAAATTGTTACGTTGGGTGCTGCAGCTACGGCCGATTTAACCCATGAATGGATCTTGCGCATAGCGTCGCGGCCTTCGATTTGCTCATGATTGTCGAGCGCCTCGAGCGCCTCCAGGCGGCTTGCAAACTTACTCTCGACCTGAGCATCTGCCTGCGTGGTGTAGCTGATTTTGAAAGCCTTGTAACTCTCCTGCGTGTCCATGTCTTCATGGCCCAGCATTTCCCGCCAAAAAACGGTTTCATTGACAGTTTTCCAGCGCGGGTCCTGGCTGAAATACAGCTCAAATACCACGCGTGCCCATATTGCGCGGCTGTCTTTGAAGACGCGCGCCTCGTCCTTGAAGACCCTTTTTGTGGCCGTGTTGAGGGTTTTTGCGACGCGCTGATTAACTGCCGTATTGTCCAGGTGCTGCAGCTCGAGGACCTCGGGCATGGCCCGCAGGTTTGCAAACGACTCGAGTACCAGGTCGGCGCTAATCAGGGTGTAAATGCGGTAGCTCTGGCCGTAGTCGACACCGCCGCGGCGTTTGGCCTGACCGCTGAACTGCAGCTCGAACTCCCCGACCTTCTCAAATCGCGCTTGCTTCAAAATTTCGATTTCACGGCGTCCAGTTGCCAGCGCCAGCCCAAGCGCCAGCGAGGAAAAATTCTGCGCGGCCTGGCCATCGCTTCGAATCTCGGCCTTTGTCAGCAGCTCATTGATCGTTTCAATAAGCCAGTGATAATTGATCTCGACCGTGTTTGTGGCTTTCTGCTCGAGCGCCTCGACTTGCGACGTGGCCAACTGTGCGGCCGTCGCTGCCGGCAGCGTCAGGTGTCGCATAACTTCGTGGTCAAGCTTCATGTGTGTAAACGCCTCGAACGCCGCATCGTCGCGGTTCTGCCTGGCAGCCGTGAGCAGATCGCGATGCGCCATGCGTATAGAGGTAATGTCGGGAAGATCCAGCAAGGCGTGTAGCTGTTCCGCATAACGCGGGTGATGCTTTGCCAGGCTGCCCACGGCCGTCTCTAAACCGTGGTGGCGCCAGTTCTGAGCGGTGATCGCCTTGCGCACAGTCGTGAGATAACGGCGATAGCTCGACGGCTTTAGCTTGTCGTCGTCCTTGCGGCGTTTGTCCTCATACAGCTTGACCTTGAGGCTGTCGGCCAGGCGCCCGATACGTTTGGTTTTCTCGCTTCGACTGAGTGCCTCGTCTTCGTCGACGCGCCGAACATCGGCGATCAGCTTGTCTATAAGGGGCTGCAGCTCGACCTTCTGACGCGTCGCGCCGCCATAGTTGCCGAAGCTTACGCGCTCCTGCTGATCTATCGCCGCAACCTCTGCCGCATCGGTAACGCCTGGCTTACCGCTATTTTTCGCCGCCATTTTTCAAACCCTCAAAGTTCATACACCCGTAACCGTAGGCATGACTATAGACGCACCAGACATACACCGCAAGCCCTAAAGTCAACATATCAACCGCCTGTGCTATATACACCCTAGAACAAATCCCATATACACCCAAAGACCAATCCCCTATAGCATGCACCCATAGCCCAATCCCTAGCACCATAGGTTCAGGGGATTGGGCAAGGGGTGCATGCACTATGTGCCCATTCTATACGTATAGAATGGGCACATAGTGCATGCACCCCTTGCCCAATCCCCTGAACCTATGGTGCTAGGGATTGGGCTATGGGTGCATGCTATAGGGGATTGGTCTTTGGGTGTATATGGGATTTGTTCTAGGGTGTATATAGCACAGGCGGTTGATATGTTGACTTTAGGGCTTGCGGTGTATGTCTGGTGCGTCTATAGTCATGCCTACGGTTACGGGTGTATGAACTTTGAGGGTTTGAAAAATGGCGGCGAAAAATAGCGGTAAGCCAGGCGTTACCGATGCGGCAGAGGTTGCGGCGATAGATCAGCAGGAGCGCGTAAGCTTCGGCAACTATGGCGGCGCGACGCGTCAGAAGGTCGAGCTGCAGCCCCTTATAGACAAGCTGATCGCCGATGTTCGGCGCGTCGACGAAGACGAGGCACTCAGTCGAAGCGAGAAAACCAAACGTATCGGGCGCCTGGCCGACAGCCTCAAGGTCAAGCTGTATGAGGACAAACGCCGCAAGGACGACGACAAGCTAAAGCCGTCGAGCTATCGCCGTTATCTCACGACTGTGCGCAAGGCGATCACCGCTCAGAACTGGCGCCACCACGGTTTAGAGACGGCCGTGGGCAGCCTGGCAAAGCATCACCCGCGTTATGCGGAACAGCTACACGCCTTGCTGGATCTTCCCGACATTACCTCTATACGCATGGCGCATCGCGATCTGCTCACGGCTGCCAGGCAGAACCGCGACGATGCGGCGTTCGAGGCGTTTACACACATGAAGCTTGACCACGAAGTTATGCGACACCTGACGCTGCCGGCAGCGACGGCCGCACAGTTGGCCACGTCGCAAGTCGAGGCGCTCGAGCAGAAAGCCACAAACACGGTCGAGATCAATTATCACTGGCTTATTGAAACGATCAATGAGCTGCTGACAAAGGCCGAGATTCGAAGCGATGGCCAGGCCGCGCAGAATTTTTCCTCGCTGGCGCTTGGGCTGGCGCTGGCAACTGGACGCCGTGAAATCGAAATTTTGAAGCAAGCGCGATTTGAGAAGGTCGGGGAGTTCGAGCTGCAGTTCAGCGGTCAGGCCAAACGCCGCGGCGGTGTCGACTACGGCCAGAGCTACCGCATTTACACCCTGATTAGCGCCGACCTGGTACTCGAGTCGTTTGCAAACCTGCGGGCCATGCCCGAGGTCCTCGAGCTGCAGCACCTGGACAATACGGCAGTTAATCAGCGCGTCGCAAAAACCCTCAACACGGCCACAAAAAGGGTCTTCAAGGACGAGGCGCGCGTCTTCAAAGACAGCCGCGCAATATGGGCACGCGTGGTATTTGAGCTGTATTTCAGCCAGGACCCGCGCTGGAAAACTGTCAATGAAACCGTTTTTTGGCGGGAAATGCTGGGCCATGAAGACATGGACACGCAGGAGAGTTACAAGGCTTTCAAAATCAGCTACACCACGCAGGCAGATGCTCAGGTCGAGAGTAAGTTTGCAAGCCGCCTGGAGGCGCTCGAGGCGCTCGACAATCATGAGCAAATCGAAGGCCGCGACGCTATGCGCAAGATCCATTCATGGGTTAAATCGGCCGTAGCTGCAGCACCCAACGTAACAATTTCACAAAAAGCGATCGCTACCAATGTCGGCAGTTACCGCCCCGTGATCAAAGAATATTTGCAGATAGCAGGCGAGGCGCTTGCAACTCCAAACCGCCCAGCTCGAGCGATCGCACCGGTTGTGCCGGCCGAGGTGGCCAAGGCTAAGCCGCGAATCTCTGTACATGAAGCGGGCGGCCGCTGGACGGCGGTCGCCAAAGTGAACGGCGTTGAGGTGGCCAGAGGTGAGGGCGACAGCAAAGAAAGTGCTTATGACGCGCTTGTGGCAATGGGAAGCGACAACACGCGACATTGATTCGGTACAAGCTCAAGGCATGACGCAACGGGGGCCAGGTGCCCCCGTTGTGTTTGCTGAGGCACCTGTCTTTGCGGTTCATCCTCCTGCAGCACTGACTCTGCCTCGTCGATGCAGTCCATTGCTGCAGCGATCATATCGAGCAACTCCCCCCGAGTTGCTTCCATTCCGGCCTTGGTGGCCAGGCTTAACGCCGATTTTGCGCGGCTAAGCTTGGCCGAGGCTCTATCCATTTTGTCCAGTCGCTGCAAGGTGTATCCCTCCCCTCATGTTAAATTGCCATCACTGTTTATCTGTACAGCTATTGTACAGTATACATCGGTTATGGCCGGAGTAGTTTAGCGGCGTAGCCAAGTGTCCATTTGACAGACCCCATGTCGACGCCTGGCTCTGCGAACCTAAATCCGACGTCCGGGCTCAGCGCCCCTATCAGCCTTGCAAGCGGAGTGCCGAGGGGGAGCTCGCAAGCAGAAGCAACAGCGAAAAGTTTCTCAGCAACGTTCAAGGGATACTTTAAATCTGTACTTACACCCTCACACTGCAAAGTGTCCCTGTAGCGCTCGAGAACGCCGATAGGGGCTGCTTCCTCTGGCGTCTCAGGGGCCAGTAGGGGCGTGTGGCTCGATTCATGGTCATGAGTGGTCAGGGAGTGGACGTTTTTCGCCTGGCGACGCTCTACGTAGCCCATAACGAACGACCACGCATCAGGGTTGACAGCGAAAAGGTTGTTTCCGTTGGACTTGCGCTTTAGGAGCGAGAGCCCGAGGCGATCGAATATCGATTTCACCAACGTCGTGGCGCAGACTTTCGACGCCAAGGTGGGCACGTAGCGACCCAGCTTGAGGGTGTTGTACAGGTCAAGGGTGTTCTGATCGGTCTTCACCAGATCGAGCACCGCGCGGCACTGCGTACTTGTGAACTGGCCGGTGCCGCTTTTGCGATCGATGGTCAGGATCTCAAAAATCTTGACCAGAAACTCTCGCGCCGAGCTCTTAAAACGGTGCTGTGTCAGGACTACCCGCGCCTTTCGCTGGGCGAGGTCGTATGCTTTTGCCTGGTGATCAGTCGACTGCAGCAGCTCGAGCGCCACGACTTTTGCGATACCGCGATTGTCGTAAAACGAAACGTCGTCGGGGCCGATATCGTCAACGCACAGTTGGTTTTCAATGTGGAAGCGATCGACCTGCGCGCTTTCTGATTCGCTGCGCAGCTCCATACGGTTGAGCCTTAAAAATTCGTCCTCAGTGGGCGTAGAGACGCTGTCGATAAGGTCCATACGCTTGGAGAACACCAGTTCCCCGGCGAACTTGCGGTTGGCGCGGGACTGGTCGGCGAGCTCGTCCTCTGCGCCTTTAAGGTCGAGCGGTTGAACGTGGTAGCCCTCCGCCGCGAGCATCAAAAGCAGGTTGTTGGCGAAGTTGTTCCGGGCCTTGTTCTCGCAGGCCACGGTCGACAGAAACATCTTGTCGAAAGCCGTTTTCTTGCGGGTGATCCGGTACTCGTCGGGCATGTTATCGATCTGACAGACCAGATCCTCGGCGACCAACATGCCGCGATACATGACGTCCGGGTTTGTCTCGCGCTGGGCCGACGAATGGCCGATGCCTACGATGTAGTGGCGCGCGGTACGGTCGCGGCGCAGCATCTGCAGAGCGTCAGAAGGGCCGACAGAGTTACCGCTGAACAAGCCAAAGTGACATTCGAAGTGCTGCAGGTTCATCGACACGCCCGAGCTGATGGCTGGGGAGTAGATCAGCACGTCATATTTGAGCGCCTCGTCCTTTGGATTGGACAAAAACGCCTCTACATCAGGATCTGCTTTCACCTCTGAGTGAACAACCAGCATGCGCGGCGCCGGAATTTCGCCGGTTTTGGCCCTATCTTCGATCAGGGCAGCCATTTTCTTGGCGCTTTCTGCCGAGTCATTGGCAACCAGCACGCGCCGGCCTGCGCAGATTTGGTCGACGGCCAACTGCCAGACCGCCTCGTCGTCGCCGTGGTCAACGCGAATAGCGCTGTTCTGCCCAACGATCTCGATCACGGTTATGGTCTGGCCAGGTCTGGCCATTTCGCAAAACTCGATCACGGTGTCGTTAGCGTCGGCGTCGCAAAGCAAAACGCGTTTTGCCGATGAAACAGCTTCAATCAGCGAATCCATTACCTTTACGCGGCCGTCAACGGGGCCGGTTGTGGTGTGCCTGAGTACCTGTGTGGCCTCGTCAATGCAGAGCGTTTCAAGCGTGGTGAACCAACTGCGTTCGTCTGCGTTGTAAAATTTCGAAGCGGTCAGGCTGTTGACGCAGCAGACCAAGTGCGACACGAACGGCATATGCGACTGCATAACCCATTTGTAGTGGTCGACCTGGTGCTCGGCCTGGTAGCCGTCCGGTGTCAGGTTCAAACGAGTTGCGGCGTCGTCCATCAAGGAAACACGGTGGGCGATGTAAGCACCCTTCGTCGCAGCCTGGAGCACTGGAGCGATAACCGTCTCGGTTTTGCCTGAGCCCATCGGCGCGCGGAGAATGATCGCACCCTCAAGGCTGCCTATCAGATCAGCCAAATGAGCAGGGACCATCGGGCCGCCGTGTACCGGGTGCGGCGTGGCTTGCACGCTCACGTACTGGACGTTAGATTTTTGCAGGGCCTCGGGTGAGAAGCTGCGTAGCTGCTGGGCTTGTGTGAGTTTCTGGCGTGCGATCCACTCGGCAAAGCTGGCCAGCTTGGGGCGAATTTCATTCGGCGCGCTGGCGGGTAGTTGCTCAAGCACCCGGCGAATAACCTCCCCGGTGTTGTACTTGATCGGCACGAGGTTCATGCCTGCGTTGATCGCGACCTTCGCCGGTTTCTCGGCAAATTTGCCGCTCAGCGACACACGCTGCAGGCAGTAGGAGTACCAGTCCTTTTCGGATCTGATCATGTTGGCGCGGGCGCGCAGGGCTTTGGCTGTGGCCTTGAGGCCATACAAGACGTGGAAGTCGTTCCAGTCGGTTGGGCCTTTGCCGGTTTCCCGCGCCTTCGCTTCCTCGGCTTCGTCGAGCTCGAACTGCGGCGCATGGCCAGGGTGCCCGTGTTCGCGGTGAATATCGATGGCTGCGAGCAGGCCTGCGTTACCTATTGGTTTCCACTGGTCATTGTCTGCCGCGTTGTGAAAGCGCCAGGCCGGATAGGCTTTGGCATATGCCTGGAGAACTTTAGCCAGGTTGCCGACGTTGAATGCGACCACGACAGCGACGTTATTTTCAGCGGCCAGCTCGGCCAGATAGATGCTCGCGCCGGTGGCGAAACCCTCGGCCGAGTAACGGACGCTTGCCGTCTCGATATCGCCGAAAATGCAATGCGCGCCGTCCATTTTTACGCCGGTGCCCTGCAGTTTTTTGTCGTCATAAAGGCGCTGCAGGCCAAGGAAATTCATGTGTATATCGAACAAAGGAACGGCAGTGAAAACACCGTGACGGTCACGCATTCGTTTCATTTTAAAGCGTGACGCGATGTCTGAAATCTGCTTTTTGACCAGATAAGGAGCTGTACCGTCCTCGTCGCCGATCGCCTCAATGAAGCCTTTGCCAATGTAGGAGCCGCCGCCGTCTTTGCGGGTGCCTTCATACTCGAACTCGCTTCGTTCGCCTGTTAGCCAGGTGTGCTCATACGCCATGCGCTCGGCATAGATGCGTTGGGCGCGAACCTTTTCGGCTTCCTCGTCGGCCACACGCCGCGCTTCGCGCTCGGCTTGACGCGCTTTCTGCTGCTCGAGGCGCTTGCTTTCGGCGGCAGCATTGGGCTTAACGCCGTGCTCTTGTTTCCAAAGCGTATAGAGCGCCTCGAAGCCATCCCATGTTGTAGCTTCCATGAGGTTGTTCGAAAACGTCAGGTACGGGTATTCAATCGGCGCGTGCTCGGCCTTTTTCGGCCGGGTTTTCTTGAGCTCGCCCCATACCATGACTTTGCCGTTATAACGGGAGTCAAGCGCGACGACTTTCGTTTTTGAATACTTCTTGAGTCGATCACCGTTCAGGCGAACGGCGTCGCTGACTGACGACCAATTGATCGAGGCGTCAGCGGCTATTGAGGAAATTTCGGCCTCAAAAGCGTGCATCAAGTTGTATGGATCTGAGTTGAATCGATCCGCGTAGAAGGCCGAAAGCCCGGTGGCCCGTGGTACGTTTGTCATTATGTCCCTTTGTCCAAAAGTACAAAGGTGAAAAAGGCCAAACGATTGACGCTGTGAAACACGGGCCTAAACTGAGCACTGAACGCCACGTTCAATGTTTACTCGTTACCTGCCCGCTAAAACAGATAACGTGTATTGCTCAGTTGTAGACACCGTCAGGTGTGCGTCTATCGCGAAGGTCGGGGGGTTGCTAAAGCCCTCCGGCCTTTGTCCTTTTCAGCCTTTGAAAAAAAATAGCTCGTTAGCGGGTAGCCCCGCTACTTTACGTCGTCCGCTCTATATTTAGAAGACTGACGCGCTCTTTTTATAGAACTCCCCCTTTATCGAACGTCGCACGCAACCCAACCACGACGCCGATCACCTCGAATGTATCACCCACTTGCTGCATGGGAAACTGCGGATTCAGCGGGCGCAAGTAGTACGCCGACCCGTCGAGGGACAGCTTTTTAAAGACTGGTGCTGCCGGGTCGCCAAGATGGCCAACGACAAAATCGTTAGCCACTGCCTTGCGTCCAGGGTCGACGAGAATGGTGTAACCCTTCGGAAACGATATCCCGTTGGGCGCCTGCATACCCTCGTCAGCCACTACCATTCCGAACGTCTTACCCGGTGGGCTCTCAGTGGGCATTATCCACGGCGTGCCCGCAGGTAGGCGCTTTGGGTCTGGATTCTTAGCCCAGTCGGCGGCCAGGTTCCAAGGAATCAGCGGCACACGCTGCGTATGCTCGCTGGGCGCGGAAAATCCTGTCGGGTCCGCTGCCTCTTTGAGCAGCACATCGACCGTCGTCCCTAACCCTTTCGCCAGTGCGTCCGCTACGTAAACGCTGGGCGCTACGTCTTTTGTTTCCAGTGTCGCCAAATGCCCGGTCGACATCTCGAGATTCGAGGCATCGATCAGGCGTTGGAGCGACCAATTCAAAGCTTGCCGCCTAGTCCGTATGGCGGTGCCGATTGTGAAGTCGCGTTGCATGGCTCTATCTCCTATACCCGCGATTATTGTCCCTTCTAGATGCCCAGCGGCACCACTCGTTATATAGGAATTTACTTGCATATTCGCTCGATATATAGAGAATGTAGTCATGGCGACATACGACCACATTTTCAGGGAAAAGTGCTATGCCTACGCGGACGGAAAGAGACGTTATTGTCGAACAAACTAGCCGATGGTTTGCCCATTCGGACTGGTCACTCGAGCGTTTTGCAAGTGAACGTCTTGCGCTCGCGCTCACTGCTGCAGGCCTGATTCCTGAGCCTGAAGCGCCAGAGGATGTGGACGCGTACCAGCGTGCCCGTAAATCCTGGGCGCAACGTGTGTCACGAATATTTCACGAAACGCAGCCTTTCCCACTGGAATGGAAATGGGCGTGGGTGTCCTGCCTGCCTGATGACTATCAGCGCGCCGTAAGAACTGAGCTCTTGGCAATGGCTGGCTGTTTCGACGTTCGTATCCCGTCGATGGTTGGCCTTGTCGGTGCGCCATCTGCACGCGCCAATCTCGGCGAGTTGACGCAGACCATCGGTGAATTTCTCGCCGCCAGCGCGCCAGCGCATGACGGGAAATACGATGCGAGCGACAAGCCAGAGGACGTCGACCGCATGCTTATGGAAGGTGTAGAGGCTATTTCGGCGATGTTTAACGAGCTGGTCGCCCTTTCTACAGGCACCGGCCGGCCTCTGCCTCTGATGCTCCTGGCCAACATGAAAGGCGAGGCGCTGTGACAGCCCTTCGCCTGGTCAGCTCAAACACGACCGAAGTGATGGATCATTTCAAGCCTGCGCCAGTAGGAGAGTCAAAAGCCGAAAAGCTCAAGCGTCAGGCCCGTGAGCGTAAGCAAAAGCAGCGCCGTAAAGAGGCCGCTGAAAAAGTGCGGGCCGAGGCGTATCACATGCCGGCTATGACGTTCTACGGCGGCACCGTTCAAGCGATGATCGACGTCGTTAAGGCTGGCGGGTTCGAGGAAGCGGCCGAGGCTATGACGCTGCTGGCGCACGGCTCGGCCTCCCTCGCGAAAAAAGACCCTGCAGCATTCGCGAATTTGTTCGCGCCGGTGCTGGCCGCTCTTTCGCTCATGGGTGCAGACCTCGCCAAGCGTGACGGTCACGCTTTCGCGAAATTGATCACTCCGCCGTCACGCAGCGAGGCTTCGGTATGAGGGCTATTCGGTTGTTTCGTGTGGCGGGTGGTCAATCGGTGCTTGTACTCGATCTGCCCCGACGCAAGGGGCTTTCTGAGGCCTGCGTCGTTGTAAAGAGCGCAGTTCGTAGCCGCGTGCATCACCAGTATTTCAACGACTCCGAAGCGTGTGCGGGGTTCGTCAAGTCATTCAGTCAGCGCAATGCAAGTTATGCGGTTGCCGGCCTGCTCGCTCAAAAGGATGTAGCCGGTGCTCAGTGACGTAGTAGGTGGCCTCGAGCTAAGGCAAGACGAGGCGGTCAGTCAGGCGTTTTTCGCCGACGAGCTGCTGCAGGCAGGTCGGGTGTTGGGCAGGGTCTGTGTGACCTGTGGCCAGCCGATCAGTGCTGCTCGCGTCGGCATGTTTCCCCGCACCGCTGTGTGCGGAATCTGTAGCAGCTTCCGGTATTGGGCAAAGAGTAAGTAAGCATGGAAACCCTAACATTGGGCGGTTCTGTAACGATCCGCCCCGACCCAGCCCTGGCCGTAGATAGCTGGGTTTTGCTGGTTGCAGAATCTGCCCCGGAAGCCCCTCGCGCCGCCTTGGTGCGTCGCAGTCGAGCAGCTCCTAAGCCTATGGCTCAAGACCTCGTTTGGCTGCGTGATTGGCTTCTGTTCGCTTACTTGGCGCCTACGGACTATCGCGAGACAGATCGCCCGCCCGAGGCCGACGGCGTCGGTGTTGTTGAGACTGATCGTCTGCGCGACGCATTCCCTCGCTACCGGGCAAATGAGCTGGGCGAGTGCCCTCTCGACGGTTGCGAAGATGCAAAGCGGCTGCCGTTCGATTACGTGGCCAGCCTGGCCAGGGACACCACGCGAGTGAGCTGCAGCGAGACGCGCAAGAAGAAAAAAAGCGCTATCCCGCTCGGGCCTACGGCCTTTGAAGACGCACGCTTGATTCGCACTGTCGCCACGCTTGAGCCCGAGCAGTCCCGGTGGATTCGGTACGCCTACGGTGATTCGCTCGTATGGGACGACGAGGCTGGTTGCGTGGTCGCTCTGTGGCAGCGCTCGGCGCCACTGCTCGGCAAGATGCAGGGTAAGTCCTTGAAGCGTGCAAAGGGTCTGGCGCACTTGGCCGTACAGCACCACAAGCGTTTTAAAAACGCCGGCACATGCCTGCACACCGGCCCGGATCTCGCCCGCCTGCTGGGAGTGACTGACGTCAACTACCGCCAGCATTGGGCGCCGCGCTGGGCTGTCATGCAGTCCGAGCTCGACAAACTCGACGTCGGTGCGCTCGAGGCGCTCTGGCTCAAGCTGTAACTACATCAATTCAGGGGATAGACATGTTCGGATTGTTAAAGCGTCGTGCGGCCAGGCTTGCTCGGGAAAAAGAGCTCGAGGATCAACGCCAGCGCCTGCGGGATGCTGCTGCAGCGCAACGAGGTGGCGCGCGCATTGCGAGCTCGAGCCGGTCGTCGCACCTGGCCAATGCCGACGCATTGTCACCGCTCAACCCGTTGTCGCCGTTCAATCAAGCGCTGCAGGTTGAGTCTCTCACGTCGGCCCGTGTCGACTGCGCGCCCTCAGTTGTGAGCTCTGGCCATGACTACTCGTCGCCCCGCTCGAGCAGTTGTCCCGGTTCAAGTTATGAGTCGAGCAGCTCAAGCGACTACGGCTCGAGTAGTTCGAGTGACTCCAGCAGTTCCAGCAGCTCCAGTTCGTCGGACTGGTAAGCATGACAGCCTTCGCCTGCCTGCATTGCTCTGCTGACCCTGTGCGTCGCCACCAGTCCGAAACGGGTCTGTACATGTGGATTTGCCCGGCATGTAACAACCGTGGCGATGCGAGCCCGTCAGAGGCTCGAGCGCTGGCAACCTGGCAACTGGTGAACGACGCTGATTTGCCGGTTCATGCGTGCAAGGGCGAGGGTGTTGCGCGGTTTTTTATCAGGGGTGGTAAGTGGGGAGCGCGCTGTGGGTGCTGCGACCTGGTTATCACTGGAATAGCCACGATTGAGGGTGCTCGAGCCGCCTGGGCTCGAATGACGAGGTAAGTCTTTGAAGACGACAATGCTACGCATCACGGGCTGCGGTAATAGCTCGTACTGGTACGCAGGCCTAGTAGGCTCAGTGTTTCCGCTATTGGGTAAAGACTCCGGCGAGTACATCACGCGTGAGCCTGCAGGGTTTGTGAATATCATCAAGTGTGCGGATGCGGAGCTCGTCGACGTTGCGCCCACGCAGCCTATTTCTCCCGTGGCCTGCAGTGAAGACACGTACAAGGTAGCGCTCGATGTTTTTCTTGTCCTGCAGCCCGGTGTCGATGTCGGAACGGTTAAAGAAAGCGTTCGGCGTCTTGCTCAGGAGGCGCTGTCTGTCAAGTTCGGCCGCTTTAGCGTCGGCATCGCTTAAAGGGCAAAAGTACATTTGTACAATTGAATAAAAGTGACAAAGTGAAAAAGTACCTTGCAAAAGTAACGCGATAAAGGTTACCTTTACCACTCTGCGATACATACGAAAAAGCCCGCCCTCAAAGCGGGCTTTTTGCGTTTCTGTGCTCGCAAAAACGAAGGCATGTTCATAAGTCCTTTAGCCGCCCACGTTGGCGGCTCTCATTCTCCGGCCCGCCATTGAGCGGGCTTTTTCGTATCTGGAGCCCATTCAATGGACGCCGACAAACTCCTGCCTCTGACCGAGATTGCAAAGGTCGAGGCGATGAAAATCGCGCCCGTGTTGGGCTTCCTGTCGTTCTACGGCCTGACCCTTCAAGAGTGGACGTTGCTGTTTGGCTGCCTTTACGCAGCGGGCATGCTCGGCGATCTGGTCGTGCGTCGCTGGCTCTATCCGCTGTGGAAGTTCCTCGGCGAGCGCCGCCGCGAAGTGAAGGCAAACGGCAATGAACCTACTTAAAAGAACGATCGCAGGGGCTGCCGTGGTGTTGGCTGCTGCCGGCTTCACGCTGGGTCAGTCGGGCCTGCCGCCTGCGGTTGAGCGTGCGGCAATCATCGGCTCGCTGATGGTTATGACGCCAGAGCTCGAGGGCACGCGCCTAAAGGCTTATCCCGACACTGGCGGCGTCTGGACGATCTGCACCGGCCATACAGGCGGCGTGAAACAGGGCGATCAGGCGACGCACCCCGAGTGCGCGGCCTATCTGCGTGATGACCTGGTCGGCTCTGTCGATTACGTCATGGCCAAGGTGCCCAGCGCGCCACTGCTCTGCAAGGTTTCTTATGCGGATATGGCGTTCAACGCTGGACGCAGCGCGCTTGGGAAGTCGTCGATGATCTCCTTTGCGGCTGCAGGCGATTACGCAGCTTCGTCGCACGCCTTTATGCGCTGGGTGTACGTCGCCGGCAAAGACTGCCGACTCAAGGGCAGCAACTGCGCCGGCATCATCACCCGGCGCGAGCTGCAGCGAGATTTATGCCTGGAGGCCTTGAAATGAAAAAGGCTGTTCTGTTGTGGGTCGCGCTTCTTATCTGTGGCGCCTTCACGTACTGGCATGGCTACGTGAACGGCATGCAGAGCGTCGAGGCGGCTGCCGTGAAGGCCGATAACGATCGTTTGGCTGCTGCGTTCGAGCAGGGCCAGGCGCTGGGCACGGTGCGTGATCGTGTAGTTACTCAATATGTGGATCGCGTCGAGTACATCGAAAAGCGCGGCGCCACGCTCATTAAAGAGGTTCCGGTTTATGTCTCGGCAAAGTCTGATGCTGCCTGTGTTGTTCCTTCTGGCTTTGTCCGGCTGCACGACGCAGCCGCCAGTGGCGCCGATCTGCCTGCCTCTGGAAGTGCCGGAACTGCTTTTGAAGGCCCCTCGGGAGTTGCGCTCTCTACCGTCGCCGCAACCACTGCCAGCAACTACACCGCCTGTCATGCCAACGCCGAGCAGTTGAGGCAATTGCAGGATCTGCTTGGCAAATACAAGGCGCTCATGGGTAAGCAGGCGCCACATTAGGCCGAGTGGATAAAGCGAGCGCGGTCGTTATAACAGTGAGGGTAAGCCCTCTAACTTTCTTGGAATGGTCCAATGAACAACTCGTCAACACTTGAGGCGCAGATTGTAGGCCTTGGCCTGACAGCGCCGCGCATCTTGCCTGAGCAGATCGATGCACTGGTCGACTCGCTGAGCATTCACACGTATGTGATACCTGGCACGACGACCACTGTAGCGGCTGCTATCGACTCTTTAGGGTTTGTCGTTGCTCTTGGGCAAGCTTCGGCGGTAAGCGCTGCGAACTTCAATGAGGCTATCGGGCGCAACCATGCGACGAGCAAGGCGAAGGCAGCGGCTCGCGAAGAGTTCTGGAAGCTTGAGGGATATCGACTCAAGCGCAACCTGCATGAAGCGGCCAAGGTCGGCTTGATCTCCGAGCTGAGCGTGCTTGTGTCGGATGACCCGAGCTTGTCGGCTGACCTGTGCCTGTCGGCAGACGTGGCCCTCGGTCACTGCCTAGTCCAGGCCTCTGCCGCACAGCCAGTCCGGGGTGCGCGCTGACCCCCGTGGGCACCCCCGCACCATTTTGGGTCCTCCCCCGGCCCCCTACCCTTCACGGGCGGGAACGTCGCGGCCTTCGCGCGTGCCTGGCTTCGTAAATCGAGTCCTTACTTCCGAACTTGAGGCCCCCCGCCCTGTATCGCCAGCCTGACCGCTCGGCCAGGTGTGACGGGGCCTCGACCTAATTTACGAGTGCCAAAAGGACAAAGGTCAAAAAGGACCTTTGTACCTTTGGGCATTTTCACCTTATGCCAATTGGTCCTTTCTCCCTATGGGCAAGATGATTAGCAAAAAAGACCTTGCCGATCTGATCGGGAAGTCAGAGCGCTGGATCACCAAATTGATAGAGCAGGGGCTGCCGGTTGCTGGTGGCGGTGGCCGTGGTGTCGCCGTACAGATCGACAGCCAGGCCGCGATTGAGTGGCTGATTCTTCAAGAAGTACGCCGTGAAATGGGCGACGAAGGCGAAGACGAGGACGGGCTGAGCTCGGCATCGACAGAAGATCGCCTACTCAAGCGAGCCCGCCGCGAAAAGCTACAGATCGAAATCGACTCTGCTCGAGCCCGCTTGGTGCCGGTAGAGGGGGTGATCTTCTTCCTTACTACCATCGCTGCGGTGTACGCGACGCAGCTCGATGCTGTGGCGAGTCGTCTGGCGAGTGACCTGGCCGTGATCGATGACCCTGCTGAAATCAGAGCTCGAATATTTGACGAGATGCGGCGTATCCGAGCAGCTACTGCCGACCGTCTCGAACTTCGCTCACAAGAGCTCGCTGCGCAGGTTGGCAGTCTCAATCTCGACGCTGTCGACGATGGTGAAGGCGCCGCCGAGGCGAACGGCTGACGAGTGGGCTCGAGAAAATCGGATCATGCCGCCCGCTGCGCCAATTCCAGGCCCGTTCAATCCCGACGCAAATCCGTACATGAAGCCGGTCGCCTGGGCGTTTGCGCAGCCCTGTTTTTCCCGCGTCACGTTCGTGATGGGAACACAGATGGGCAAGTCGGTCACGATGGAAAACGTCTGTGGCCACCGGCTCGATGAAGACCCGACGCCAATCATGTACGTTGCACCGACCGCGCCGCTGCTGAAAAGCACGGTGGTCCCCAAGTTCATGGACATGATTCTCGGGTGCAAGTCGCTGCTGTCCAAGTACAGCGTTTCGACGTCGACAACGTTCGTTAAATGGATCGGCGCCACAAAGCTGCGCTTTGCCTGGGCGGGTTCGCCGACTGAGCTGGCTGCTGACTCTGCTGGTCTGGTGCTGGTCGATGAGGTTGACCGGATCGTCAACACGAAAGAGGGCGACACGCTCGAAATCATCGAAGCTCGAGGCGATGCCTACGTCGATTCAAAAATCGGTTACACGGCTACGCCGCTGCGCGGAAAGATCACAAAAGGCAAGGATGAACGAACCGGTTTCTGGCATTGGAGTATCGCCAAGCCTGAGGCCGTGAGCTCGAAAATCTGGCGTTTATGGCAGTCGGGTACGCGGCGTGAGTGGGCTATCCCGTGCCCGCATTGCAAGCACTACTTTATTCCGTGGAGCGAGCTTCTGTGGTGGCCAGGCAAGGGCACGCCTGAGGAATGTTCCCCGGATGAGGCAGAGCAAAGCGCGCGCCTGGTATGTCCTGCGCACGGTTGCATGATCGAGGATCGGTGGCGGCCGTGGATGAATCGCCGGGGCGTGGCCATCGCGCCAGGCGAAAAGGTTTCGATGGGTGAAGACGGGAAGCCGTTGCTGACCGGCACGGCAGACACCGAGGGTTTCACGCATTACTCGATCTGGATCTCAGGCCTGTGCAGTTTTGCGGCCAAAAAATCCTATGGTTTCCTGGCCAAAAAGCTGTTGGGCGCTATGCGAAGCGGCGACACGGCCACGCTGCAGGGTGTTTACAACACCGGGTTCGGCGAGTGCTATTCAGAATCGGGCGACTCGCCAACGTGGCAGGCGGTAAAAGAGCAGCGATTCGGGTATCCCGAGGGGCATATTCTCATGCCGCCGTCGCGGATCTTCACGACGGTCGACGTCCAGAAAAACCGCCTGGTGTACGTCACGCGCGCCTGGTATCCGGCGATGGGCTCGGCGCTGCTCGAGCACGGCGAATTGTGGGGTGACACCGAGCAGGTCGCCGTATGGGACGAGCTCGGCGACCTTCTGAACCGTGACTTTCACGGCCATCCGATAACGGTGATGGGCGTAGACGTCGGCTATCGAGACGACGCCGTTTACAACTTCATTCACGAAAACCCCGGCCGGGTCATCGCCATGCGCGGCCGTAATGTGCTGCCGATGCCGTACCGCAAGGAATCGGTAGAGGTAAACAAACTCGGCAAGGTGCGCAAGCGAGGCGATTCGCGCTGGGCGTTCGATTCCCCGTTAGCTAAGCGCTGGGTTCAGAGCCGCATGAACGTGCCTGACAACCGGCCCGGTTGGTGGCTGCTGCATCAGCAGGTTACCGAGGATTACTGCAAGCAGATCGTTGGCGAGGAATGGCGCGAGGCTCAAGGTGAGTTCGTGCAGGTGGGTGAAAACCACTACCTCGACTGCGAAGCAATGCAATACATCCTCGCCCTGCGCGAGAAGCTGCACCGCCGAAAAGCGGGCGTATTGAACCGGGCGCAATTGAAAGACGCGCTCAAGATCAAGCGCGCCGAACCGACCGCGCTCGAGGCCGAGGAAGCCATCTCAGACGAGGTCGCCGCCGTGCCTGAGCCTGCGCCGGTGCTCTCTCAACCTCCTGCAGCACCGCCTCGAGCGGGTCGCTACAAGGTCAATCGGAAACGGTAATTATGGAACCTACAGAGCTGCACGCCGGTGACTCGGCGGCCTGGGAGCGGGACGCGCGCGCTTTTCCGTCTGCGGCCGGTTGGTCGCTGACATACGTACTGCGCGGTCCTGTCGGTCTGGATGTGGTGGCCGAGGGCGGCGAGCCTTATCGGTTCGCGGTGTCGGCCACGGATACGGCCCAGCTTACGGCCGGGACCTATCAGTGGGCCTGTCTTGCGTTGCGCGGCCAAGAGCGGGCGACTGTGGCCAAGGGCTTTGTAAAGGTCCTTGCGGATCTGCAGAGCGCTGGATTTGTGGACGGTCGCAGTCATGCCGAGCGAATGCTCGATCTGATCGAGGCTGCGCTCGAAAAGCGTATTCCCAAGGATC